CCAAGAGGTATAGGTGCCCGAGCCCGTGTGGTTGTTGATGTTCACCGTCAATACTCCCGTGCCCGAGTTATACGTCAGCACCTCGCCATGCATATGCTTGGATACGTCGTAGGAAATGGTAAGGTTTTGGGTCGGCGTGTACGAGAGACCCGTGCCAATCGTGAAGGTCTTGTTTCCGTTGCTTACGCTGTTGCTCGTGACCGATGAAGTCAGATAACGATCGCCTGGAATGACAGTAGTCCAGTTCGTGTCGTAGTTCGTCCCGCTGACTTTGGTCAGAAGCTGGCCCGTCGTACCTCCGACGGCAACCCCTGCCCCCGCGGCGCCAGTAGCCCCAGTCTGGCCGGCTGGGATTCCGAAGTTGAAAGTGGCAGCCGAAGACGAGCCGGAGTTTGTAACGGTCGCAGAAGAGCCGGGTGATAGGGTCGTCGTTGTACCCGCGGCAATCGTCGCGGCTGCGCCCGCTGCACCGTTCGTCCCGTTCGTCCCGTTGCTCCCCGCAGGGCCGGGCGTCCCGAGTTCAATCGTCAGGGTGGCAGGGGCAGAGGCCAAGACCCCAGCCTCTAACGTCCCCATAATCTCAATCGTTAAAGACATAGGTTAGGCGGTTACTTGGTCGATGATGTTGAGGCGTAAAGTCTGAGAGTAGAAGACCGTCGTCGAGTAAGCGAAACGGATGTCCCAGCGAGCCGAGCCAATCGTCCAGTTGTCGGTCGGGGTGTAGGCCGCCACAAAGGATAGGCCGTTGCCCGCCATCGTGATCGTCAGGGGGTAGACCGCCCCAGAGTAGTCGATGACCGAAGAGGTCACCGTGGTCGTTAGCAAGTTAGCCGGACCGCCCGCCTCGGGGGTGTAGGTGACGGTCGCCGCGAAGGTCGTGCCGCGCTTAAAAGTGACTGAGGTCGAGCAGGTCATGGCGTCTTATTGATGCGGGAAGTGGAAGGGGGTAGGCTAACCTTGGAGGGGGGTCAAATTAGACTAAGATTTCAACCGTACGGCTTAGGCCGCCGCTGTTAAAGTTCTTTGTGTAGCCCGTCCAGGGGTCAGACCAAGACTCGTTCTCAGCTGAGTTCTCGGGCCAGTCGATGTTAGGCGGGTCGTCGCCGGCCTCGTAGTCCAGTTGCCCAAAGAAGTGGACGTTGTTCGGCATATACAGGGAGCCGATAAGGTGCTGCGTAACCGTCCAGCCCGTAGAGTCGTACCAATTTACCGAGGCAATCTTGATGCGTTGGCAGTTGTAACGCTTTACCACTGCGTTCAGGGATTGAATTAGACCGCCATAAACTACTCCGCTAGGGGTTGTAATTTCTACCGACTGCTTCTCGCGGATAAGGTAATACTCGCGGAGGTCGCCGTGATCGCCTGAATTATTCCAAGGGGTCGAGAAGTTCTCGGCATCTGAGCCGTCAGCCATGACCGCTAGGAAAGGCATGATGACTGGCCCTCCGATATTATCGACATTGCGGATGAGGTAGACGCCCCATGCGTTTGAGCCTGTTGCCGGGTCTTCGCCTTCTCCTGGGGTATACTTTTCGATTTCAACGTAGCCATCGTTTGAACACCAGACGGAGTCGTCTACTGTGCCGGTGGTCAGCGAGTCCGTAGGATAAACGGCAAAGCCTTGGACGCGGTACTCTTGGGTTTTTGTAATGGTCGAAGAGGTAAGCAACTGAGCGACGACGCCACCCTCGGCGACCCGTAAGTTGTTACCGGACATCTCGACCTTGAACTGCTCGGGGCCGTAGGTCTTAACATCAGGGAAGAGGATCTCAAGCGACGAACCGTCCTCAGAGTTAACGAAGTTGTAGCCTATGCCCGGTTGGATAAGGCCCATGTTAGACGAAGAGCGGGTAGACTTGAACAGGCCAGCCTTCCTTATTGATGCGGATTTGGTACGAGCATTTATAGACGTGCCCGTACTGCTCGAAGTTAACGCCAGACAAGAGGAGTTGAGCGCCGAAGGCACCTTCCCAGTCAGTCCCCATAAAGTTAGGGACTAGCAAAGGTCCAGCGTCCCATCCGTTCAGTAATGAGCTGCGTCCGACGTTAGCGATAAACCTTTGGACCACGTCATCGTCGCTTGTGTAGATGATGCCCGACAGGCCAGTCGTAGGGGCGAGGTAGTTGGACTTACCGTAGAAGGCACGATAGGTGGCGTTCGGGTCTTTGAAGCCAGTGAACCGATAGGTCGTTCCAATCTTCTCAAAGTGTGCGCCGTTAAGACCGACGTACTCACCAGTGACTAAGGTAGATGCTGGGTAGACAGGTGCTGACGCGGTGCCCGTGCCGTAGCCGGCAATCATGGCGCCAAAGTCAGGGGCAGGAGGTGAACCACTGGTTGCGTTAAAGAACTTAGGGTGCGAGGTGATGCCTTCGGTCGCAAGGGACGCGGCTCCGCTGATGTTGGCAATCGTGTTGGTGGCTTCAGTCCACTCGCCTGGAGACTCAGCGTCACCCGCGGCTTCCGTACTAATGCCGACATAGTCCACCTTGTACTCAACTCGCTTGGTCGTCGTATACTCGCGTTGGATTTTCCACGCCTTCATGAACGGATACTCAGGGTGGTTAGAGCCCTTGAGGATAGGCGTTCCTTCAAGGTCGCCCTGCCATAGGACCGTGGAAGTCAGTAGGCCGTAGCCGTCGTTAGTGACGTTGCAGTTCTTTTGCTGGACTGCGGTGGTGAGGGCGTTGCCCTTTTTGATTACAGCCATAAGAGTTTATTGGAAGCCCGGTGAGCGGAGGGGGAACCTACTGACATTCATCTTAGTAGGGTCTTTGATGCCCCCAGAATTAACCAACTGCCCGAGCTTTGAGTCAATGCTATCGAGTTTGGTGTTGGCCTGTTCAGCCAAAGCAATCTGCGGGGACGCACCGACGCCAATCACGCCAGAGCCTAAAGAGGCCTCGCCAATCTTTGTGCCAATAGATGCTAGGGCGGCGGCGTTAGTTGCGGGCCCAGTGTCGGTGCCAGTGGTCTTCTTCTCTGCGACTGACGCACTGACAGCGGCTTGTCCAAGGGATACAATAGCACCGCCGCCAGGAAGGACTTGGTCGGCAATGCTTCGGGCCGCAACACCACCAGCCCCTCTGCCAAAGATTGCCCCGTAGGCGGCGCTGGCGGAGATGAACTCAAGCAAGCGTTTTAACTTGCCCAGCTTGTCGTTCATTTCGTCCAAGTCGCGAAGGGCTTGGTTGTCCATGACAGCCGCCTCGCCAAAGGTCTCCCGCAGTTTCTGGCGGGTGGTGTCGAGCAGGGGGAGGAGATCGGTCGAAACCTTGTCGCCAAAGATGGCGGTCAGGATGGCAAGTTTATCGGAGTCAGAGCCAGCGGTCTCCATGGCGTTTGCCAACTGGAGAAAGACGTCGGTGGCCTTAATGGTCCCGCTACTGATTTGCTCCTGGGTAAAGCCAAGGGCCTTGAGTTTATCAATGGCTAGTTGATTGCCTGACGCGGCGTCCTTCATTAGGATGCGGAGTTCACGGGCGGCCTTGCCGACGACCATCATCGAAACACCGGCTAACTCGGCAGCGTGAGATAGGCGCTGGAAGTCCTCGCCATCCATGCCAGCCTTCTGGGCTTGGTCGGCGATGTCAGCGTACTTCTTTAATGATTGAGCAACGAACTCGACCGCCTGTCCAACCATAGCCAGACCTTTATCGAGGAGAGCCGCGGCACCCAAGGCGGCTGTGAACTTGGAGGCTAGACTAGTGGCGAAACTATTGGCGGCAGTCTTAGCCCTGTTCAATACAACGTCGGCGTTGCTTTTGGCGACTAGGTCTAGTTCAAGTTTGCGGGCCATCGGAGGTTCTTACCCTTGCCGATTGGTCAAGGAGTTCCCTCTGCAGTTCCTCCTCCTCAGTGGTCAGCAGCTCGATGCCAGAGCCACCCTCGCCGATACTGTTAAAACCCGTCGACATCCAGACCGCTTGCGACTCGGGCATCATCCAAGCCCGCTCCTCGGTGAAGCCGTTCTTCATTAAATTGCAGACCACTTGTAAGACCCAAGGGATAGAGTTAACCGAGCCAGACTCGGCGCTCCGCTTCTCCCAGAACTTAGGCCACTGGGTGAGCAGAGTGAAGGCCGTGAACTTATCTAGTTCGCCCCTAAGATAGCCGGGGCGGTGCTTCATCTTGAGGGCTTCCCATTGGTCCCGCCATGTGACGCGGTCGATAGGTTCCTCGGCGCATACTTTGACAGCCAAGAGTAGGTCCGCCGCCGTGATCTCTTTGCCGTCTAGGACTAGCGGAGACTCAAGGGCCAACAGGTGCAGACGATGCTTAAGGCAAAACGGGTAAACGAAACGTCCCAGGATAAACACCCGGGACGGCTCAGTAAACGAACGGATGAAACGCTTGTCCAAGGATTAGGCGTAGGAGGCAATGGACTCCCACTGCTTGGCCTTAACCGATACCTTGACGAATTCCTTGTTGCCGCCCTTTTCTTCCAGAGACTCGATGACGCCCGAGAAGGTAAAGGGGGTCGTGCTGGCGATGTCAGTGGCGACGACGAAACTAATAGCGGCGCCAAGTTCTGGCATATCAGAAGTCTTGACGATGCCCTCGACAGTCAGCTCGCGGGTGACGCCGTTGTAGCGGGCGGTCACGGTAATACCCGTTTCGTCCTGCACGGTATCGTTCAGCTCGAAGCTTTTGGTCAGCGTGTACGATTGGACGTACAAGTTAGACACAGTTCCAGCGACGCCATAGAGGCAGGTCGTTCCTTTGAGTACGGCAGCCATAGGTAGTTCTTAACCTTGGGGGCTCGGTCAACCTTACGCGGGGAGGACGCAGAGAACCCCGTAGGACAGGGTCGTGTGCCAGATGCGGGACTCGTGGTCGTCGGCCTCGGCTTGGGGGGTAATGTCGTACAAAGACGCGTCCCCGCCAGACGTAAAGACAGCCCCTAAATCTGCGACGCTGTCCATGTAGCCGGCGACTGCAGCGCACCGGGCACGGTGGGCCGTAAGGTTCGTATCGTCGGCGGAGGACATGACGTGTACCTCGGTCTGGGCGAGGAAGTTGCCAAGGCCTTCAGGAAGGTCGGGCGGTGGGTTAGCGCTGGGGCAGTAGCAGATAATGCGGGGCAGGGACTGCACGTCGGCGGAGTCGCCCGTGCTGATCTGCATCCCCGAGAACTCGGCTTTGCCAGTGAGGTAAGAAGAGACGGCGGTCTCGACGATGTGACGGATGGATTTGGTGCCCATTGGGGGTTATGGTTTGTTAAATAAATCGATTGGTTTCTTGAGACGACGTTCTACTTCCTTCTCGAGTTTGTTGGCTCGGACGCTCAAGACGTGGTTAATAGTTCCAGCGGCTGTCGCTCTGCCAGCGTTGTCGCCCTGGTTGTTGCCGATGATGAGTGTAAAGTTACCCGTGTCCTGATTGCCGGCAAACCTTGAATAGCCATTGGAACCCATGTTGCGGGTAATCCACTTGGGCACTTTTGAGGTCGACGCGAACTGCACGCCGTCCGTCTTCTTAGGTGTTGGCAGGGACATAAGCGTATTAGCCCAACCTCCTTTGAGGAAGCCGACGGCCTTCTTACTCAGCTCGATGTAGGTCTTGAGTTTTGCCGCGTCGACGAGGTACTTCATGCCGTTAAGAGCAGGTCCGTTATTCTTATGAATACGCACATTGAAACGAGCCTTGAATTGTTTATGAATACCAGCGATGTCCGTTGTTTCCTTCGGTGCTTCTTTAGATGTAAAGCCAGCGCCAAATCGGTTCTTAAATGCTTGGAAGTCTTTTTGAGGATTATTTCCAAAGAGGATTTTCTGAAAGATACCCTTAGGTGCTTCTACATTTGACCTAGCTTCTCGATGAGTTGACTTAGCAATGCCCTGCCAGCGGAGGAACCCGCCTAGATCGCCCTTGCTTACGGCCTCGCCCATTTTCTGGAAGGCGGTAAATGGCTCATCTTTATCTCGAAAAATTGTTTTAATATCAAACTCAACGGCTTCCTCGCCCCAGAGTTTGGCGGTCTTCGTCAGGCCTTGGCCCCCGCTCTTGGGCATTGGAGGACTGTAGCGCATGAACTCATAGCAGCAGAAACCAGCCTCGCGGATAAAGCCGTCCCGCATGGAGATACCAGTCGCCAGCCGAAACTCAGCTAGGGCAAACTGGAAGCGGTCAAAGGAAGCCTTATTGACTACAACCTGGACCGAGGTCGCCACTTACTGGGTGTCCGTGTGGACCGTTAGGATGACCCAAGCCGAGCCGGGCTTATACTGGGATGCCACGATGCGTAGGTCTAGGTTCGCCGCTGTGACCTTTTTACCGATGGCGAGGGGGGAGATGGCTACCCCACCAGACAAAGAGCCTGTAGAGCCACCCACGTCCCCGTCTGCGGTGGTCCATGCGGTGGAGGTGGCGACGACCTTAAGGTTAAATGAGGTCTGGTTAACGAACCCGCCAGCGTCAAGGGTCTGCTGGACGGCGGCGTCCGAGGCCATGACGCGGAAGACCTCCGCGGTGGCGCACGTCATAGGGATGCCCCAGTCGTTTACGAACTCCTTGGCGTCGAGCAGTAGGGTCTCCGTGTAATTCATGGTCTAACCTTGGCAGGGTGTAAAACAAAAGACCCCCAAGGGGTTAGCCAAGGGAGTCTCGTTTAGGCGGCTAGAGCCGCGTCGCTTACGCGGTCGTCAGACGACGGAGGCTCGTGGCGCGACCGACAGCCGTGCCGAAGAGCAAGGTCGCGGTGACGTTGAGGAAACCAGACTGCTCCTGGATGATCATGACCTGGACCGAGAGACCCGTTGCAGGGTCGGTGGCCTGAGACACATCAGCACCCGGAATTTCGTTGAAGGGCAGAGCAGTCGCAACAGCGATAGCGTCGGCGCCGCAGATGAAGCCAGCGAGGGACTCAGAGTTAGCGGCAAGGTTGCTGAACTGGTAAACCTGAGCGCCGGCAATCGTACCGAGGGAGCCGGAGGAGATGACGTTAGCACCGAGCTGGAAGGCAGCGATGATGGTCGCGTCCGAGCGGAGGTCAGCGAGGTAGGTGTTACCGAGGACGAGGGCGC